TACAAACTCAACTCTTGTTCCAAAATGTTTTAATGCTTCTTCAAAACAATTAAGTTCTTCATACATCAGAGATCTACCCTAGAACCACTGCCGTTTATAACACGAACACTGTCCTGTGGCCAACCTTCCTGTTCACATTTAAGGTGCCATCGTGTCATCGTAATGACATTATCTCTAACGGCACCTGTCAACATTTGACGACCTTTAACTGTCATTGAAGAAAATAGTCCGAATCTTGTCTCCCAAACATAGAAACAATCATCAAATAATTCTGCACCGTCAGGTACAATTACTTCATCAGTTGCTGTCTGAATCATCACTAACCTCTGGTTCTGGTACTGGAAGTGTAACACCAGTTTGTGTCAGATATTCAATAGCACCAGTTACTTTGTAAAGTGTTTCTTTTGTGCGATCTAAAGATCTAGCAAGTTCTTCTCTTTGATTGAGAAGATTGCTAAGGTGTTCTTGTTGCTCAGTCATCGTTGTTTTCCTGTTTTTTGTTAAATGCAAATTATCTTTTATTAAAGATTATATGCCGCCCACTGATCATTGGAATAAATTGCCACAGTTCCGGGCGGTGAATCCTCTGAAGATGTTAAAATTGGTGCTCCATCTTCATTAACTTTTTTGTTAAATCCGAATGGACCTTCTTTATCATCTAAAGCAAGTTTGAGTGCGACACTACCAACTGCTTCCATCACTTTCAGAATGTCTTCTGTCTTAGCATTTTCGCCAAGTTCTTTTGCGATGTACCAATACTTAGGCCAAAAAGTTTCTCCTGCTTTTTGATAATCTTCAAGTGTTAGTAGTTTCATTTTTCTGTAGAATCAGTTGTAGGTCTCTGTTTTGGTCTTTTTAACTCAGGATGTGGAGCATACAGTGGTCCTTGATAATTTCCTGCAAATACAGGTTTATTAAGTTTTTTGAGTGCTTCAACAAGTTCTGGAGTTTCATCCCACTCAAAAGTGTCACCACTTTTATTAGTAAATTTTTTGGTAGTCATGATACACTGTTTCTAGCATTTTTTAGTGTGGTAAGCAAGTGCATGTTACCATGAAAGTATCCTAGCACAACAACGCTGAATGTGACAAGTAAAACAAATACAAATGATATTACATTTGCCCATGGTGTTTTATCGTCAAGCATTGAATCGTGAATACAAGTCGTCTAATTTTTTATACTCATCCAGAGATGCAACCATTTTGTCATTCAGGATGTCCATAATATCTGTGTAGATAGTGTCTACCTCCACATAATCATCAAAATACGCATCTAAAGCCTCTTTTAGGTATCTTTTACGATGCCATTCAGGCGAATAAGGTTTGTAGTCCATGATGCAATTTTATTATGATGTAGTATAGCACTATCTATTCTTTGGGTCAAGTCCCATATCTTCAAGATACTTTATCCACCAGTCCTGATCCTTAATATATCTCCAATTAGGAACAGGTAAATTATTTTCTACCACGTAATACTGATAAAGTGCATCATCTATAATCTGTGCGACTTGTAAATTCTTCTTCCTCTTCATCAACGTCTGCATATGGGTTTTCCACATATGGTCCATGTGGTTTTCTGGATTCTGCTCTGACATAATTCTGTTCGTCGTTAACAGCGGTAATCCATAATGAGAGTTTCATTACTATCCAAATTACTGCAATAGGAGAAAAACAAGCAATAAGGATTACAGGGTTCATAGTAGATTATTCTCTTGAAAGTAGTGTAAAGTATCTTTTAATCCACCAATATGTTTATATCCAATAGCAACTTGTGGATATTCTGCTTCTTCACCAAATTCTGATACAAATGATCTCTCTGTAAAATGATTACCAAGTTTGTATTCTTGAATTTGAACTTTGAGTGTTTCTAAAAGCGTCTTAGCACGTTCACACTCTTGATTTCCATTTGAATATAAAACTATTGGTCCCATTAGGTGTTCTCCTTGTATTCGATTACAATTTTATTACTTAATTCACCAGATTGTTCATAGATATTCCAGTGAGTTAGTTTTCCACCAAGCAATTTTGCCGCATTTTTTAGAAGTTGATTAGCAATAGTTTTGTCAGTTACTTTAATCACGTTGTCTCCAATCATCAGGTTTGTCACGTTGAAACCAATCAACTATTTCATCAGCACCATCAAACCCCATTTTATGATTGGACGGGTCGGGGTCACCTAATCCCATCCTATTCATAAAATCATCCATGCTACCTTCCTGAATATCAGGATTTGCAGCAGTTCGACGTGCCTTCCTTAACCACTCACGAGCGGTAGTATTTGCTTTGGACAACTTCTCTGCCCAGATCATGTCTTCAAGTTTTACCTCTTCATCATTAGCAATACGTTTGCAAATAAACTCCAACCGAAGTCGGTATTGTGTAGATAACATTAGTTTGACACAATCTACAGATATTTATCCAAACTCTTGATTTCTTTTAGTATCAAGATATTCAATAATTTCAGTTCGCCACTCCATCAATTCGTTGTAACATTCCTGATTGTGAGCGCACTGACGGAGTTGATGATCTGGTTTCAGTACACTTTCATAAAAGAGACCAAGAGCATCACGACGTTTTTCGCTTTTTCCGGACATTAGAACTCCTTGATTTGCGTTTCTTTGTTTTGAGTTGGTTGTTAATGAAGTCAACTGCTTGATTGTATGTATTGAGAGTTGTAACTTGGGTTCCTTGGTGAATAATAACATATTTTTTACTATTACCAAGGGGAATGGCAGCCCACATACCATCATTAGTAACGTAACCTAATGGATTTTTAGGTTTTGGGTCAAGAATGGATGGAAAAGGGATGAATGGTTTTAGAAATTTGCTCAAAATACTGCGGTCACACTAATTACAGTGGCACCAGGATTTCTTGCTAATGCCACTTCTTTGGCATCTTCATAGTCATTTGCAATAACGATTTCGTCAAAGACTTTGCCGACTTTGAACAGTTGAACTCGAACTTTCATGATTAGCGACGGATAGTAGAAATGGCGGGTTGACCCTGTTCAAATACAGTGTCTACCACTGTCTGAACGGACCTGGCGGTGCCTATGCCCACTTTATCATAGACAGGCACACAAACCAAGCCAAAGGTCTTGTGACGGTTTCCTAAGCGGATCACACGTCCAATAGACTGACTGATACCGATGTAGTCCATGTTACGCATAAACAGAACTGCTTCCAGTCCCTTGACGTTGATACCTTCAGAAAGGATACTATGGTGCATGACAACAAAACGAGTGTCATCAGTGCCCCACTGGTTCAGAGTTTTGAAGAACTCTTCACGCGACACTTTCTTACCGTTGATGATAGCACCAGTCTTACTAGTGATATACATCCAGTTGTATCCACGTTGTTGCAACTCATAGCAGAAGTCGGACTGTGAAACAAGACGCACAATCTGTTTGGTAGAACGTGCAGCAATCAGAATCTTATTGAGCGAGTTTGCATCAATAGTATCCAAAAGGTTTCTCTCATCAGACTGCTTGAAATCACCCTGAGGTAATTCCTGAACCACAACCTTTGGAGGAAGAATATAACCTTCCTCAACCAGTTTAGGTGCAGGAACACTACAAATTACCTGACCATAAACCTCAGCATCATTCATTCCTGGTTTGAAGATGGTAAGAGAATGCTTAGGAGTAGCAGTAAAAAAGTAGCAACGATCAGCATCGTGAGAGAAATGTTCTGTAGCAGGGAAGAAGTTGCGTTGCACACTGTTGTGTGCCTCATCAAAGTAAATGGTGTTCACCTCAATATCTGCTTCTTTGATACGATGCAAAGAATGATATGTGGTAAAGATGATGCAATTTTCACCTGCTGTGCGAGCAACATTAGCAAACAAGTGAATTTTCTCAGGATTCGTAGTGTGAAAATACTCAACATCACCACTATGAACGTGCATAATGTGAGTGTAAGTATCTGAAAGCACTTCAAGGAACTCTTTACAGAGTTGTTCTGCCAGCAGAATACGAGGAGCAACTACAACAATAGTTCTGCCATGAAGAAGATCAATACGGGCGTCTTCAATCATGCACATAGTCTTGCCACCACCAGTAGGGATGATGACCTGACCTTTGTCATGCTGTCGCATGGCATCTAATGCTTTGCTTTGGTGAGGACGAAGGGTGACAGTCATCGGGTTTGGTGTCTTGCAGTTATTATAGCACGTCTCTACCGATGAACCCTATTGTGTTTTAAGCTCATGATGTTCCCATCAACCGCGACAAGGCACAGTCTAAAGTCTTTTGGGACTTTTGTCAAGTGTGCTTGCTTCCAAAGAAAGATGTGATAGAATATCTACCATGCCCTTCAAAGTAATCAGAGTCTTCTATTGACACCTCACTCACACCATGTTCTACCCAACCAGGCATCATGATTAAAGAATTGTTATGACAACCAAAACTGTAATTGTATTTTGGAAAGATCAATTCACCACCATTAAACACTTTCGGTTCTTTGTGAAAGTATGAAAATGCTAAAAATTGCATGGATTTATCAAT